CCAGCCTGTCCAGCTTCACTTCATCCCCGGAACCCATGCCCGTAATGAGGTTCTTCCATGCCGATTTGAGCATGGTGATGGAGCCGGAGATGGTTTCACTGGCTTCCTTCGCCGTCGTGCCAGTAATGCCCATGTTGGTCTGGACTATGTGAATTGCCTTTACGATGTCAGCATAAGTGTAATCCAGTTCCTTGACCTTTTTACCGTTCTTTTCGACCTCTTTTGTATTGTACTTGAAGGACTTGTCCAGCTTCGCCGCGTCCATGATGAGCCTGTCCATCTCGGACTGTGTGCCGCCATACAATATGTTCGCTGCGGGTCGCTACTCCGCAACCGGGCAAAATAAAAGCACCCTTGCGGATGCTTTGTGCCCTGCTGTATGTTTCCATACAGATCAGACTATCTCTTGACGCTTTCGCGCCCCTCGCACTTCCACGCGCTTGCGTGTACCCTACTCCGTTTCGGATTGCTCCGCCGTTTCGGTAGTCGTTACACGGTCATCTTTCGATGCTTCGCACGGTATTGTCCCCGGCTTTACCCGCTGGGAGTTTCACCGTTTTCACGAGGTTTATGAAGCTCAGCTAAAGCATAGTCCACCGAGCTTTAAGTTATCCAACATTGTAAAGTTGGATTTGGCGAACCCGTTATAGGCGTTCTGTATCGCCGCCATGTCCGTGCCCATCTTATTGGCGTTCCTTGATACCCTCGGTTTCCCGATATTTATTAGGGGAGTAGACTATATCATATCAACTCAAATACATATCCGTGATGAACGCTTCCGCGCTTACAACTTCTTGAAACTTCAGACGGAAGGAAACCGTCTTTTTTTGTTTCAACTATTGCATCATAGGTTTTGACTTCGCCGGTTATTATGTTCGTTGCTTTTATCCGTTTCGCCCTTTTACTTTGAGCGCCATATTTGCCGTAATTTGGATGATGCTCGCCCCGAATATGATTTATAAGTCCATGCTTATACGCATGTATGGTGTTTTCTTGCACCGTTACCCATTCGAGGTTATCCAAACAGCAATTAAGTTTATTGCCGTCTTTATGATTTACCTGTGGCAAATGATTCGGATTCGGGATGAAATGTTCAGCTAACAGCCTATGCAAGTAGCGCTGTACCCTGTATTTTTTCCCTTTTGCAAGCGTTACCCTATAATAACCGTTTGGAGCAATATCCGGGTTGAGTTTTCGCCCTGCCCAGAATCGTTTTCGCCCTTTTGTATCCACACCTAATCTGTCCTTGCTCCATACTTCGCCAGTATCAGAAATTCGGTATGAATCCTCAAAACCCTTAACGTCCTTCCACATTGATATAATACCTCCATATGTTTTATATGTGTGTATTATATCACAAATTTGTATTTAAGTCAATCGTGCCGCTTCGGACTGCGTGCCAATAGCAGCCCTACTTCCCGTAGGAATAGTCGTTAAACCTTTTACGGCTGAACCGTAACTTGGCAAGGGATTGCCATGCGCTGATGCGTTTAGGTTTCCCCCTTTAGCAGAGTCATCTCATGCGGTCATTTCCTACCGCCTTTTTGGCTCCACACCCCTGGCAGGGTTCAACACGTTTGAGTCGGACTAACACTTAATCCGACATGTCGATAATCGCCTGATTGGCAAGCTCCGCGGCCTGCGCTGTGTCGCCGCCAAGCGATTGAATAAGCGACGCGCTGAACGATGTCACGGTATCCATGTACTCGTTCGCGGACAATCCTGCGGTCTTGTAGGCTTCATCCGCATACTGCTTCACCTTGTCCGCGCTGTCTTTGAAAAGGGTTTCCACGCCGCCCACGAGTTGCTCATAGTCGGCATAGGCAGATACAATCTCCTGCACGGTGCTGGTTGCCACGCTTGCCAACCGCTTGAATGCGTCTATGGCAACCTCAATGCCCTTGGTCACGAGATTGGCTTTGAGCACGTCCGCGAAGGTGCTGCTCCGCTTTTCTGCGCTGTCAAGCCCTCGCTCATAGTCACTTGAATCCAGCGTCAACCTCGCCGCGAGGGACATTAGTTCCACTCTGTCTCACCACCTTTGATAATCAGGCCTGCGTTCTTTATCACCTCTGCCGCTATCTCGTCGCCTGTGCGCTCGTCCTGGATGTAGTCCTCCACCCAGCGCTTCGAGAGAATCTTTCCGCCGAACGCATGGGCTATGTTCTCAACCAGTATCATCTGGGCATCCGTGATGTATGCCCGGTATCGGCGTTCCTCCATCCTGCGCTCGAACTCTGAGACGCAGTGGTCAATGACATACCCTCGTCCGTACAGGTCGAGAAGGTCAAGCCTTATGCTTTGGCAGCAGGTGAAGTATTCCCTCGCGCCAATCGTGTCAATGAGATAAAAAAATCAAGTATCTCCCGGCAATTCATCATCTCATTGACTGCGCTGAAGAACTCCGTCATCTTGTGGTTGTCCAAGTCCTCAGGCTCCACGAAGCACATCAGGCCCAGTAGCTCTGCGGTTTCATTCGGGTGTTCGTCCAGTGCTGCGTCCAGCATCGCGTTGGCATTGGCTTTCATCTGGGCAACGGTCAATTCCCGGCGTTCGTCATCTGGCGTACCCTCGGGGATGTTCGGGAGGTTCTTGCGAATCTCCATGATCTTCGTCATCGTCAGCCAGCTCTCCACCGCCTTGCGAATGCGGTTTGTCTGGACAAGGAATTCACGCGGGCTGCAATTTGCGAGTGTTTTCATATTGCCTCCTAAAATGCGTAGGAGGGGCGGTTTCCCGCCCCATTGTCATCAGGTCGTCTTGACGGTCAGCGTCGCGCTGCCGTAAGCGATGGCCTTGTTGTTGCTGTCGGCAGCCACAACGGCGATCTTGGTGTGGCCCTCCGTCGGCGTGATGTCGCTACCGCTGGTGAACGTTGTCCAGGTGGACACAGACTCGCCGAACGTCACGGTGGGCGCTGTGGATGTGGCTGTCTTGTACTTCCAGCTCTCACCGCTGCCCAGCGTGTAGCCGCTCACGGCGATATTGCTGTCGCCCACTTCGGTTCCGGCGGTGGAGGCCACCGTCAGGGCTGTCAGGGTACCATTCGACCCGGCCTTGACGTAAATTTCGAAGGGCACGTCATCGGGAGAGTTGATGTCGTAGTGCCCGTGGTAGTCAAAGGCAAACTGGCCCTTGCCGTCCTTGGTGGTCGTCCACTGGAAACCAGCGGTATTCATGGCGTTCTTTATATGGACGGCCACATATCCCGCGTTTGCCGCGCCGGTGTTCTTGTCGGAGTAGTCGCCGATGATCCAGATGTCGTCCACATAGTCTGTGACGAATCCGTGGGCAGGCGTGAACTTGTTTCCGTCCAGCTCGCCCGGCCCGGAAAGCTGCCCGGCCAACGCCGCAGAGACGGTCACGAAATTGCCGCTTGCCGCAGGGTCATAGCTCTTGGCCCTCTTGAGCTGCTTGGTGTTGGCAGGGACGTTATCCACGTCCTCGCCGAAGTCCTCATACTCAGGGTTGGCGTTGAATGTCAGGCCACCGGTGGTCGCTCCGAGAATATTGCCGATGACACCCGTGGAAGGGTTGAAGTCATCGGTCATAATGCCCGCGTTGATCTGCAGGGTGCTGAAGGTATCAGTGGGCACTTTCGAAAACTGCATGTTGTCACCCTCTTTATGTTGTCGGTGCTTGGATGTTGATGTTGAGGTATGCTACCTTGAGCGTGTTGTCGCCCTCCATGGGCATGTACTGCACGAACGGCGTACCCTTGGAGAGGTACACTGCGCCGCCTGGAGTCGGGAGTGATATGCCCTCGCCAATGGCGGCGCGTATTTCGTCAACCTTAGCGTTGATAGCGGCGTATGAAGTGCTGCGATACCAGACACGCGCATAAAAAGCGCCGCCATCGTCCCAGTCCGGCTCAATGAGCTGGTAGGTGATGTACGGCAATGCTGCTTCGTCCGGGACGCTGTCCTCCACATACGCGGAGAGCCCGAACCCAGAGAAGAAGTTATACAAGGCAATGGCGGTATTCGTCATGCGGGAAGCACCCACCTCTCGGCGGTCACCTGCCCGAACTGGAAGGATGCCACGGCAGGAGTTTTGCTGTCAGTGATGTTCGATGTCACGCGGAAAATTGCGCCATCAGACTCCCGCCGAAACACATCGTGAAAGTCCAGTTGGACATTCTTGCCCGTGGTCACGGTGTACACCTCTGTCACGCCCTGCTTTTCGGCTATTCGCGCCTGCATGGTGTTATCCTTGATGATGGCGGCGTCGAACTTCGCGCCGTCCACCCACGCTTGAATCGTCCCGCCCTGCCCGTCAGAAATTGTCCGGCGGTCTATCATGGTGCAGGCTTCCTTCATCGTGTCTATCAGGCTCATGCCAATTTCCTCCATTGATTCAGGCTGGACTTGAATACGCCCTGCCAGCTCCCGGCGTTGCTGTCCTGCCCGCCGCTGGCGTTGGTGCCGGATTTCAGGCTGTAAGAGTACCCGCCGAAGCTCTCCGACTGGTACGGCCCGGAAACGGCCTCGCCGTACTTTTCCACCCACGCCTCAATCTCATCGGCCAGCTTGACAAACGAGCGCGGCGGGCGCATGTCCCAGATTTCACCGTCAAAGGTTTCATCCTGCAGGTCGGCCATGCCGTACTGATACACGCCGTCGTTCAGCCGGGAACCGCATATCCGGAAATACTGACCCGTCGCCAGCCCGGGAACCTCAATGGTTCCGTTTGAAATCGTGAAGGTTCCGGTGATGACATTCGCCACAAAAAAATTATGGATGAACGCGCAAATCTGCTCAATCATAGTATCACTCCCTATGGCGGCTTTAAAGGCCGTTCTGAGCGCTTTGAATTACGGGTATAGGTTTACCCATTCTCCCGCTCACACGCCCATTATAGGCCCTTCTACGGCGCGTAGGACATACTCAGATGGGGCGGGTTTCCCCGCCCCGGTCGGTTACGCAGTCTTGACGGTGATGTCGTCGCTGCCAGCAGCCTGTGCACGGCCATTTGCATCCACGGCAACCACGGTGATCTTGTTGTGGGTCGCGGTGGGCGTGATGTCATGGGGCGGGGTGATGGAAGTCCAGCCGGTGCCCAGCTTCTGGCCGTAGGTCACGGTCGGAGCGTTGTCCTTGGCGGTCTTGTACTTGTAGGTTTCACCGGTGCCGGGCGTGTAGCCGCTCACGGCAATGTTGGAATCACCCACGGCTGTGCCAGCGGTGGAAGCCACGGTGATGGTGCCCAGAGTGGGAGTGCTGTCGATCTGGCCCAGCACCACGCCGTCGGCATACTCGACGAAGAACTGGATGCCGCTCATGACGAGGCTTTCCACCTGCGCCCGCTCCTTGTTGGCGTAGCCGGAGCTGATGCCGATATAGCCGGTTTCGTCGGCGGTCATGTCGAAGCTGGACAGGGCCTCGCCGTTGACCGTGACGTAGTACATCACGATGTTCTCCTTGGCGGTGGAGTACACCTGGCCCACGGGAATCTGGCTGGTCAGGAGGACAGTGCCCATGCCAAGGAAATTCTCGATGTAGTTGAAGCCGAAGGCCGTCTGCATCGTGATGGTGGCGGTGGACAGGTAGTCCGCGATAGTCAGCGGATTCATGAAGTGGACGATGTCGGCGCTGTCATTCTCGAACAGCACCTGCAGCATGCCCCAGCTCTTCGCCAGAACCGCCTGAAGGGTGGAAGCGGCGACCACGGTCGCGTCGATGTCCTTCACGGCGTTGAAGAAGTCTGTGCGGATGCCGGACTGCACATCCTGAAGCAGCTTCTCATCGGTGGCGATGATGGCTTCCTCGCGGCCGCTCTTCAGGATGGCCTCGGCAGTCACGGCCTTGCGCCACTTCTTCAGGGAAATGGAGCCGACGGGAACCTTGTTGCGCTGATACTGGCTCAGCGGGATGACTTCGCCCTCAGCGACAACGCCGCTCTGCAGGGTGCCGGTGGTGGTGTAGTAATACATGGTCGTGCCGTCGATCATGGGAATCTGACGGGTCACGCCCAGGGCCTCGATCAGCTTGGCGAGGGAATTGTGGGTGAAGCGCCGCACGAAGTCAACTTCGCGCACCTTCGCCATCTGGGTGGTAGTGATCAGGTTGGATTCAGGATCAGTGGTCTGGTCAGCGAAAAGCTGAAGATTCATGCTAAAAGGCTTAAGCATGGTGTTTCTCTCCTTTTTTTGTCAGATGCCGAAAAGCTCATGGTTTTCGGCGATGGCCCGCTGCCGTTCGGCGGTGTTCTTGATTGCCATGATCTCGTCCACCGTCTTTTTGGCGGGGCCTTTGTTCGCGGGCGGGGTTGCGACCTTCGCGCCCTCAGTATGGGTCGTTACTTTGAAGTCAGCCCATTCGTCATTGATGCCCTTGCGCAGCTCGGCTTCACCTTCCAGCTTGCCGTCCTTGTCAAGCTTCTTGCCATCGAAGGACGTCGCCCGGAGGATGGCTTCATGCCGTTTCGGGTCGATGTGTTCTTCCGTCAGCAGCTTTTTGAAAGCGGCCTTGACGGCGCTCAGTGTTGCCTTGGCTTCAGTGTCGGCCTTGTACTTCTCAAAGGCGTCATGCTCTTTGGTGTACTTGTCCTCCCACTTCTTGGCCTTCGTCGCGCTGTCTTCGGCGTTGCCCTTTTCCTCTTCGAGCCGGGCAATCTCATCCAGCTTGGCGTTGTATCGCTTGCGATCAACGAAGGCGCGGCCCACAGAAGAGGATATTGCATGGGCGGCTTTCATGATGCTGTCAGCCGGGATATTGCCGTCCTCACCGACATACTTTCGCAGGATGTCCTCGAAGTTGGTGCCGGTTTCAACGGTTCCTTCATCGGGTTCAGCAAAGAGCTGGATGTTCATCGGGTTAATGGTCTGCTTCATGGTGATTTCTTCCTTTCGCTGTTCACGGGTGCTACCCTAAATGTGCAGTTGTTGCGTTTTTTGCAACAACCTATTGTCCCCTTCCGGCGGGTCTTCCGGGGGGCCGTCGCCGCCCTTCTCTCCGGCCTTTTGGGGTATAAAAACAGCATCCTTCTGGGTGCTGTAATTACCGTATTCAGTTTATGCGGGCGAGGATTTGCACCTCACATGCAGGATATTCCAATGGCCGACTTTAGACCGTTTCCGGTAACGTGCCATAATCCTGCTTATCAGTATAAGCGTCTACCTATTCCGCCACCGCATAATTCATCCATTTTTGAGTTCGTTTTCAACGATTGCCTTGTACTCGTCCTTGTGATTCTCCACGGCTGGGCGCAAGAATGGGCGGGCGTGGACAAATCCATGCCCGATCCCGCTGCCGCGCGGCGCGTTGTTTTCCATCCACTCAGGCGGCGGCTGGTAGTTCGGGCCGGTCCCCAATTCCACATACGGAGCGTAAATCGTGGCGCTCCCCGCAATCATGGTGTTGCCCTCCACCGTATGGGTGATGCTGTTCCTCAGCGTACCGCCCCGATACCCCTTGATGCCCGTGCTTTCCTCCGTGCCTACCGGGCACAGCTCCTTGGCGTAGCTCTCGACCTTGCCACCGATGATTTCAAGGGCGCGGGCCTTGGCCTGTTCCAGCGCGGCGCGGACTTCGGCGCTGTTGTCGGTGATGTGGACGTCAAACATGGCCATTATCTCCTCTTTTTGAAATACTTATCAACTATTGCTTTAACCAATTGCCCGTACTCTGTCGGCTGGCGATTAAGATAGCCATCCGCAAAAGCTTCCGCCATAAACTCATCTATGTTTTGCGCTGCGTACTTTCCAAGCGGTCTTGACCTGTCGTCAATGTACTTTCTCATAACCGCGCCGATTTCCTTCCAGAACGGTTGATTGGCATTATAATAGCCATCTTCAAGCGAACTTCCGAAAAGGTGCGCAAACTCATGTGTTTGTACGTAATCAAGAATAACGCCGCCGCGAATCGGTATCGTTTGCCTTTTTCTTTGTTCACCCATGAGCACTTCACGCAGTTTGTCAGGCGATTCAAACAGAGACTTTGAAAAAGTCAATTTCTTTTCACCCGTGTACTTGTGATTGACTTGCCCAAACGCTGCCCGCTTGTTATTCATGCCGATGGATGACGCCCGTATACCATATTCATTTACGAGGTCTGTATAAAGCCGCGCCGTCCTCGCTGCAAGCGTCTTGTCCATGCCTTGCAAATCAACGGGCCGCCCTATCGCTTCTCCCATTGCAACCGATATTTCGCGGGTTGTTTCCATGTCAAAATAATCAACGGTTTTTTGCGTTTGTTCGGCTTGTTCGGCTTGTGTGCTCCCCGGCTCTAGTACTTTTTCTCCCCGCTTCATTGCCTCCCACTCCCGGTAGGTCATATTGTCGATGATCTCGCCAGTCTCGTTGTCCCGGCGCTTCATCATCTCATCCGGGTACTCGGGGTACACTGACACCAGAGTGCATCGGCAATTGTGCGCAATAGCAAAGTAGCCGTTGCACTTTTCCCTGTTTTGTGCTATAATGTCATTGACAAAATAGTACCCATTGCGGGTTTGGAGGTTGAAAACAGGAATATGGCTTACCGTCGTGATGTTGATGTTGACTATATCGTCAACGAGCATCTGTCCGGGAAATCCGTCAAGGCTTTGTCCGAGGAATTGCACATTGCTCGGCATGCTATCGCACTTCGGCTCAAAAATCGCGGTATCACTCCAAGGAACCGCTCTGAATCCATGTTTAATCGCATGGCTCAAACCACGCCCGAAGAACGACAGCGGCTTGCCAGCGCGGCGCATGAAGCGAAGCGCGGATATGTGAATTCGCCTGAAACCCGGCACAAGATGGCGCTTTGTAAGAACAAGCGTTGCGGTATGTTTGAGTTGGAATTCGTCACCCATCTCGCCGCTGCCGGAATCCCTGTCATTCATCAAGAACCGTTCCTTGCTTACAACCTCGACATTGGCTGTGGCCCTGTCGCCGTGAAAATCCACACTCAGACCAGCAGCCCTCTCGCTGAACGTTTTATCAAAAAACTCATGGAGTGCGTCAAGGCGGGAAAACATATGATCTACGTCTGGATTAACCCCCAGCGCATCGTGGTCACCAATTCCTGCTATGAGAATGTTGTCGCCCTCGTGCAGTCTATTCGCGCCAATCCACCCGTGAGGGGTAAGTATTGGGTGGTTAGGGGTACAGGTGAACTCTACGCCACGGGCAGTTTTGATAATGAATAGCTCCCCGTTATAGTCGTGCTTGTAGCTTCTGATGATCTCGCTGTCAGAAGCTACTTTTGTTTGCCCGACAAAACAATTCCACACGTTGGCAGGACTCGCGGCGGGGTCGCCGGGGAACATGATCTTGCCCAGCGGGCTTTCAAACGGGTCGTCCACGTCCTGCACCTGCCCGTCGAGGTCGCGGTGGGAATCGCGGGTGTGGCTATCCAGCGTCGCCAGCCAGCGCTTCTTGACGTTAATACCCAGCTTTTGCGCTTGGTGCATCCCCTCAATGCGGCCAGCGCACTCCGCGCCTGTGTGCATCGTTCGGGCGTTCCTCAGCATGGCGTTCATGCACCGCTCGCCTGTGGCCTGGCCTATCCTCTTGGCAATGTCTGTCAGCGATTCACCCTGGATGATTCCCTGCGTCACCGCGCCCTGAATCTGGCGATTATACCACTTGTAGCTTTCATCCTTGCCAACAGAGCGCGGCGGCAGAAGGTCAGGTTCCTCCATCAACAGGCGCTTGACAGAGTTGATGTCGTACAGGCCAAACGACGTTTGTATCTTCCCATGCTGTTCAATCTCATAGCCGATGTAATTCGCATTATCCGCGAACACGCGCACACGGGAGCCATTGATCATGTCCATCGCCATTTCATCGGCATGGAACAATGTCGCCTCCATCTGCTTGCGCTTGGCTTCCCATTGCTTGCCTTGAAACACCTGCCCGCGCATCCATGCGTCAAAGTCAGCCTGTGTGATCTTGCCCTCATCCACCATCTGGCGGTATTGGGCTTCCTTGCGCTCATGGCGCTTCACAAAGTCGAGGTTCTTTTTGTAAATGTCCTCGTAGGCCTCCTGATAGACCTTTTTGACCTTTGCTTGTAGACGCCTGTATTCGGCGTCTGTGGCCTGTCTGCCGTAGTCAGGCATGGCTTATCCTTACTCCTCCAGTGCAGCACGCACAGCCTCGCGCCAGAGCTCCGGCACGTCGTCGAGGGTCTTCCGGCCAAGCCGGATCAGCTTCACATACAGGTTTACCATGGTTATGTCCTCCTTCCTTACGTGATCAATGCTGCCAGCTCCGTGACAGCATCCATCAGATCGGACACGATATCGGCAAGGTCGCAGATGGCGTCATCCGTGGCAGTGACCTTCAGCGCTTCCAGACGGGCGGCCGCTTCCTCCTGAGCCGTCACGCTCTTGATCTTCGAAAGCCATACCGCGGGGTTTTCGTGGACCCGCCGCTCAAGGTTCTGCGCCCATGGGCAGGCCATCTCCCACATGGTCGCCTTGAACACAAAGTCCGCATCACGCTGTTCCTCCTGAACATCCGTGAAGAACCTGATATAAGCCGTCCCGTTATCATTGGTGACAGAATACACAGGCGGCCTTTCCGACAGTTCCGTGCTTACTCGCATACGTATCACCTCTCTCATGATTAATGGGTTTATCCTCGATCTCCTTACTGGAGGAAATAAAGGCCGGCTCCAAAGGCCCAGTTCTCGCCTGATACGGCATTGATCACATTGAAGAAGAACATACCGGTAGATGATCCAGAAACCACGAGTCCACCACGACGTACTGTACGTACCCCTGTTGTGTTCTTGATGTAGCAATAGTCGCAGGTGTATGTGTTCGCACTGCCGCCGACCGTATTGATCGGGACGCGCACATAAGGATAGCTTGTATCGGCACCAGTCTCTTTAATAAATCCATTGGAATAGCTCGCTGAAGGGGTCGAGACCCCAAGCTTCACCCAACCTTTGGAAGAGTCATTGATGATGTTATAATTATAGTTGTCATAGCTGGAATACTTGCGGGGATCGGCGAGGAAGTACCAGTCGAGATGATAGGTGTCATCCCCTTCTGAAACGCGGTAGGCAGCCAGATCGAGAGAAGTCATGTTCTGATTGCCGTAGGTGTTCTCGCGCCAGCGGTAACGCATGGGATACTTGCCGTTAGTAAGATGTACAGGACAGCCAGTATGTCCGAGCACTGCGTTAACATTAGGCGCATATCCGGCTGTGGCACCGGTACACCACGGACGGGATTCGATGGTGCTTGTATTGGCAGTCAGGCTGCCGCTTCTGTCAGTACCGTCGTAGGTGACGAGGTAGTATTCGCCGGAATCATCCACGTTTCCGCTGGCATCGCATTTCTCTATGGAGGTAATGCGGTTGTACAGAGTGACATCCACGCTTGCGTCATAGGTGCCAAGCATCACAGTCTGGCCGACCACATAGTTGCTCCCGTAGGAACCCAGCACGACCTTGTTCACCGCGGGTATGGCGACGATCACGTCGTTGGTGTTCCTGCGAAGATCCGCTGCGCCGAACATGACGCTCTGCATATTCTGCGTGGCAAACTCGATGGTTTGCAACATCCACTCGTAATGCCAGACGGCAGTCGGCTCGATCATGGCGTATGCCTTGGCATCGTTGTTGTATGTCTTGGCATAGTCACGCAGGTCTTTATATCCGCCGCGCTGGTTCTGGAAGCCAGGAAGGCTCACGGCTTTGCCGTTGCCGTCCTGCGCCAGCGCATAGCATGGGATGTAGGTGTGGGCGCGGATGTTGCCGTCATAGTCCAGGCAGACAGGATGTATCTTGTATCCACTGAACGGATAGGTGGAAACGGCAAGGATACCATCCTGGTCGTAATAGTAGAACGGGTCTACCTCTACGGCCACATAGTCGCCCATGGAGCCATCCTCGGCGTAGTCTGCATCGCCTTCATAAGCATTGACGGTGAACGTGGCTTTATTCTCGCCGCTGACAACACTCCACGAACCAACGCACTTGCGACGGTTGAATGGCGAATACGCATCAAAATCCGAATGTCCTTCCACTGTGTCCGTGCTGGGCGTGGCCGTCATCCCCACGGCGTTATACAGCCTCGTCAGCGTGGGCGAGGACTGGCCGACGCCGCTGACGCCGAAACGTTTGTGCTCCACCTCGTTTGCGCTGATCGCGCCGATATTCTGCCGAGCGGTGTACTTCTGCTGTTCGGTCAAGTCCTGCGCATTTACATGGACGGTCTGCTCAAGCTCATCATACACCCCGCCAGACGTTACCGGGTTTGTGCTGTCCTCTGTAGGCGCGGCATCAAAGGTCAGCTTGTCCTGCTTCTGCGCCAGCAGCGCGTTCGTCTGGGCCTTGGTGTAGCCATCGCCGCTGCCGCCACCGCCATTGCCCCACAGCAGCATGTCAATAACGCTCATGTCTCGCCTCCTATCCTATCCACGGCACCCATTCGCCGCCCGCGCTCAGCTGCCATTTACTGCCGCCTCCGGTAATAAATGCCATGCTGCCCGGCGTAAAGTCCGTGCCGATGATATCCAAATCTGCGGAATCCCGTATCATGATGGGTTCGATTTGAGCGTTCCGAACCAGAACGCCGTCGCTGTCCACATAGTGAATCAAAGCCCTGGGCTCCAGCGTGGGAGGATTCGCGTTCTTATATATGCTGTCCATACATTTCACCTTCCTATTCATTCTCGAATCGCACGTCGCCCTCTGCGTCCAGCCGCGCCAGAATCTCCGGTACCATGTCCGGCGTAATCAGCGGGCACAGTTCAAGGAACGTCTGTTCATCCAGCTTGTCCGCCATCTGCACAAGGTTTGTGATTTGCTCCGTCTGGTTGGCGATGCGGTTGCGCTTGAATTGCGGCACGGCCTCAATGCCCTGCAATGCAAGGATATGCTGGATGAACACAATCACCTGATACTCAAAATCATCCGCTTCCTCGTCCATCGGCTGGTATGCGGCGTTGATCTGGGTCGCCGTCACCGCGCCCGCCGCCACATCCTCCGGATTGAACGCGCCGAAATCCCGGTAGATGCTCGACGCTATCCTGTTCAGATACGCCTCCCGCGCATTGTACGGTACCTCCTGCGTGTACGGCGTAATGCTGGAGTTTTCCGTATCGGCAACCACAACATGGTTCAGCCGCATCCTGTCCATGAACTGCTGTACCTCTGGGTCGGTCATGCCCAGCGCATTGCCGATAATCCAGTAGACCTGCGCACAATCCTCAAGGTCGTTTGCGAAGCCGCTTTGAATCAGGTCAAATGAATCAATCGCCGCCCGCATGCCCACAAGCGCGCTCTGGCGGTTGCGGTTGCCGTACATCGGCACAATCGGCAAAACGCCATAGTTGGCCTCGCCGATGACCTCATCCCCGCCCGCCTCCGTGTGCTGGATGGTCTGGCGGTACGCACGTTTTTCTTCTACAACTTCCAGATTCAGCCCAATGGTTCCACGGGCCGACTTGTACTTGGTGTAGCCGTCCTCTTCGTACAGCACCGCGAACGTGGGCTTGCGCTTCCTGTCCAGGCACCAGAAGCGGATGCCCGCACGCAGGCTGCCGTCCTCTTCGTCCCAGAACGGCACAAACTCCGTCATCTGGAAAACATGCAGCCTTTTCACGTTCCAGAACCCGAATGAAACGCCGTGCTTCAACGCATTGTAGGCAACCTGATAAAGGTCGGTGTCAAACTGGTCGCCCAAACCTTCCTTCACGTTGTCTGCGTCGAACGTCACGCCGTTGCCAAGGCTGTACGTGCATCGCTGCGTGATCAGCCGCCGGAAGAAATTGCTGGCAATGCGGTTATTGCTCGCCGTGAAATCCACCTTGCGGCTGCCCGAGAGATTATAGAAGTACCGCGCCGCCTGATTGATGGTGGTGTTCCGCTGGGCGTCATATTCATCGGCGGTCTGGGCCAGTCGGTATTCCGGGCTGTTGATGTGTTTGCCGATGCACTGGCCCACAAACGCCGTCAGTCGCCCTTCGGTGATTGCGGCCTGCAAATCCTGATATGTCAGTAGCATGGTTATTCTCCAAACGGCGATTTGTAATTCTCGCCCTTGCGCCTGTCGAAGTGCCGGCACATCACAGCCGCCGAATCTGGCGCGTCGTCGTGTTCCGCGTCCTCGGTGTAATCCATGATCTGCGAAAGATAGTCCCTGTCCGTCCCCTCAAGCCATACGATGTTTCCCCACCACTTGCGCAGGTAGGTGGAGATTTTCATGTACTTGTTTTCGTGCTCGCTGTACGTCCGCGCCCTATAGCCCTTGCGCATGATTTCCTTCGCAAGGAAATTTTTATCCGCGTTGCTCTCGCACATGATCGGACCGCATTGCAGCCGGCGACACTCGCTGATGATTACATCCAGCACCGTGTCAACGTGCCCGTGCCACTTGCGCCCGTACAGATACAGCGTATCGCCCCTGCGTCTGCCGCAGGTGAACGCCGTGCTGTCCTCGCCGCCGTAGGCTGCGTCAACGTGGGCCACGCCGTCCCGAAGGAGTGCTTCATCGTCTGTGAACCTTGGCGCTGTCGTGAACAGCGCGTTTTCGCTTGCGATGTGGCGCAGTTCGTAGTTGGCGGCGAACAGCGACGGCGACATGGACTGCCGCAAATCATCAAGCTGTTGTTCGTCCAACATATTGGTATGATAGCAGTCCCACATCTCCGGCTCGGGCATCAGCTCAAAGGCGTCCTCTTTGTGCCACGGCGTGCCGGTGTTGATGAACCGCCCGCCGGGGTTGCAGATGTTCTGCAACTCCATATATACCGCTTTCGTGCG